TTTCAGGTTCGTTTTGGTTTGCTTTGCTTTACGTTGTTTAATTTACAAGGTGCAATCTTTTTCAGCCTTTCCGGCGCTTTTCTTCACCGGAGCAGCTTATTTAGTATAGCACTCAGCAGGCCGCTTGTCAAGGGCTTTTTTTAAGGCCTTTTCTTCGCTTGCCGGCTGGCGCCGCGCCGCTGTCTGAACAGCAACTTGATTATTTTACCACACTGACCATCCCTTGTCAACATCTTTTTTCCAAAGTGTTGCGGGGCGGTTTTGTGCGGCGCCGCCTCACCGAGACAGCTTGATCAGTATACCAACCTTTCCCTCCCTTGTCAACGCTTTTTTCGTTTTTTGTCAAAGTTTTTCAGAGCCCCTGTTTTTTACCTATATTATGTAGATCCCGCGCGGCCAGAACCGGCCTTTGCCGGAATGTGTAACACAGATGACTCTTTACATTATATGTGGGGCATGCTATGATAGGTTGTACCACGAAAAAGGAGGCTGCCATGGCTACAAAGCAAGGCACGAAACAAGTCACCGCCAACAAAAAAGCATGGCATGACTACTTTATCGAGGAGAAATTTGAAGCTGGCATCGAGCTTTTCGGCACGGAAGTCAAATCCATCCGGCAAGGGACGGTCAGCCTCAAGGATTCCTACTGTATTTTCAAAGACGGCGAGCTTTTTGTGAAGGGAATGCATATCAGCCCCTATGAAAAGGGCAATATCTTTAACAAGGATCCCCTTCGCGAGAAAAAACTGCTCATGCATAAGCGTGAGATCATGCAGCTTTTCGGGAAGACCAAGCAGGACGGCTATTCGCTGATCCCGCTCAGCATTTATTTCCGGCGTTCGCTGGTCAAGGTTGAAATCGGCCTTGCCCGCGGCAAAAAGCTTCACGATAAGCGCGACAGCATCGCCGCAAGGGATGCGGCCCGTGAAATGGACCGCGCCATGAAAAGCAGAGGGCGGTATTAATTTACCGGCCCGCGCCCAACGCCTCATATTTATAATATGTATATATGGGGACGTAACGGCTTCGACGGGGGTGCGGAAGCTGGGATAGCGTGCCGTGGCGGGGCGCCACGTTAAAAGCCCCAACTGTTTATAAATTAAACAACAACAATTATTCTTTACAGGCTGCCTAATTAAGGCATAGCCCGTCCTGCCCGGGAGGACCACGGCCTGGGGCCAGGGCGTTGATTAGTGGTGAACGTGTACGGGTTAAGAGTTGCGTCCGTCATGTAAGATGACTCTACTGAAGCAGTAAGCCTGCACACCGGCGTACTGTGAAGGGAATATGAAAAGATGTGCTGCGCACGGAGAAGTCACAGTGGATGTGCTTTCGGACAGGGGTTCAACTCCCCTCGTCTCCACCACGTGAAAACCCAGTAGAATCAATGGTTCTACTGGGTTTTTGTTTTGCAATAAACCCACTTTTTAACCCACTTTTTTTCGAACTATCTACCTCATAATAAAGCCGCCCCATATAGGGCGGCTTATTTACTACCGTTTTACAATCCACCACGGATGCTCTTTCGCGACCTGCTTCCCCTCCATATACTTTCGTGCAGCCTGCTCCGTTGGGAAAGCCTTTGCATACTCCTGCAAGAACACCGCTACTCGGTGATTGTACAGATACTTGCAGCGACCGTCTACCATAATCCTAATGTAATACATAAAGTATCACCTCCAGATATAGTACAAATCCAGAAGTGTTGGTTTGTGTGGATTATGTCGAATATAGGATGTTCTTTTTTGGCTCAGACAACGTTTTATACCTTCTTTATAACATTGGTATACAATTACGCTCCCCCAGACACCTCACGATGTTCAAGCATAATTCCTGTCCGGTCAAGGATCGGCTGCACGCTATCCGGATTTGATAGCCAAGGCTGGATTTCTTCCGGCTGTAGGATCACCGGCATGCGGTTATGGATATCTGAGATTGAGGCGTTTGCCTCTGTGGTCAGGATCACATAGCGGTTTTCACCACGGAAGCAGTTAAAAAGGCCAGCCAGATATAGTGTCTCAACGCCCGGCTTCCGGAACAGGTACTTTTGCTTGCGCCCATCCTGCGACCATTCAAAGAAGCCGGAGGTCGGCACAACACACCGCCCTGTGAGTAGTGGCTTCCGGAACATCGTTTTATCCGCCGCAGTTTCCGACCGGGCGTTGATGATGACGCCGTTCCCTTTGAAATGCGGGAAACCCCAAATATACGCCTCCGGCTTACTCCCCTGCCCTTCGGCCACTAGCACGGGCGCTGTGTTCGTCGGGAATATTTCTCCGGTCTTAAACGCTTTCCCTGCATAGCCCAGATGTTCCGCGATCTCCCGCAACTCCATAGAATCCTGCGTAAATTGATATCTGCCGCACATATCTGCCCCTCCATCACTATATCTGCATTGCTCTTGAGGATAGTATGGCATCCGACACGACAAAATAATTCGAAAGGCTTGTTTTTTATTTGTGATAATGCCGGCACATACTATCCCCGGTGATGTATATGCGGAAAAAGATAGACCCGGCGAGTGGCAACGTATCGAGCGGCAAGGCTTCGCACCCTGCAAGGCCGCAGCCGGTGCCAACCATAGATGTACAGGTCAAGACCCGTACCGTAGACGGCCTGCTGCTCCCCCACGTGATCCTTTTATCGGACGGCAGGGTGTTTACCGTCGAACGCGTATATGGTAGTAGGCGTGACCCTGCACGTGATGATGCGCTACGGTATGCAGTCCGGGTCGGCGGTAGGACGAAATCTATCTGGCGGCGGGAGGACGGGACTTGGTTTGTGGAAGCAGTGAAATAAAACAGCCCCTCTAGCCATCAGGCCAGAGGGGCTTTCCCATGTTTATTTACTGAACAACTTCTTCGGTTTGTGTAATCCTCAATTCTATCAGCCTGTCGCTGGAAAATATATATTTATTATCCATTGACACAGAGTAAAAAGTAGAATATTATATAGATGAGAACAAACGTTCTTGTGTAAAAGTCTGTGGATATTCTGTTAAATTCATTGTTTTTACTTGATTGTGTGGTAAAATAGACTTGACAAGGAGGTGAGCGTATGTATTCAGCGGTACAGGTTGCACAGTATATTGTAGATAGATGTACCAAACTCGGAATGCCTATCAGTAATTTAAAGCTTCAGAAAATACTTTACTTTGCATGGATTGACTATTTTAAATCCGTTCACTCTGCGCTATTTCTGGATAATATCTGCGCTTGGCAACTCGGACCTGTGGTGCCTTCCGTATATTACGAATATTGTTCTTATGCAGGCAATCCAATCCGCGAAACGCATGATCTCACAACCATTACATTACCAGATCAAAGCGAACTCAACAACATTATTGATCGGTACATTGATATCCCTGCCAGTAAGCTTGTTGATATTTCTCATGCAATTGGAAAGCCATGGAACATAATATATCAAAACGGCGCAGGTTTGCGCAATACTATTCCATATGGCCTGATTCAGCGGCTGGAATGCGAGGCATAATATGCTATCATCTGAATCCAGAGTGCGGCAGGAGAAATTAAAGGCCTGTTTGTACCGTTTGGCCTTATATGATTTTGGTGAAGACAAAATCCCGCAAATGGTATCCGAATTAAAGGATCTATACTCCGATGGATTTCGGCATAGCTATGCTGAATTTTTTCCTATTGTGCTAGATATCTCAAAGCCTGAAAATGAATACAATGCAGATGTTCTTGCGGAACATTTAGCCCAGATTAGCCAGTATATTGAGCAGGACTATATTACCGGCGATAAAGAGTTTACTAGGCTATATCTCCCTCTGTTGAAGCTATGTGATCACCTTAATCTCGAAATAGGCCGATTAAACTATTATACAATCACTAATAACCAGGTATTGGATACCCAAAGCAAAGTACGTGAACTAACGGAGGCCGTGGATCAATCACAGTCCACTTTAGAAGATGCCGCAGCCAGAACATCGTCGCTGCAAACTGAAATGCTTACCATTCTGAGTATCTTCTCTGCAGTAGTTCTTGCATTTATTGGCGGTATGTCATTTACAGGGAAAACCCTTGAGAGCATTGGTCAATCATCTATTTATAGAGTATCGTTCATTGCTATTATTTGCGGCTTCGTAGTTTTTAACACTATCTGCGGGCTGATGTATATCATTGCTAAAATTACAGGCCGCAATATCTACACTGCATGCAGCAAACCTGGTTGTTCCTGCACAGAACCAGCCAGTACCTGTTCTCCTATTCACCGATTGAGATTACGTCTGCCGTATGTTTTTTGGGTTAATGTAATTTTGATTAGCCTTCTCTTACTGGTAGTCTTGGCATGGACAATAGATTTTCGTAATGCAGTTGAGTGCTTCCACAATATTTTACCATGGGCAACACATAGTTAGCAGCAAACAAAATAAATAGCAAGCCCCTCAGACCCAAACAGTCTGAGGGGCTTTCCCATGCCTATTTTCACTTATACAGCCCGGCGCGCCAGTTGATCACCAGGCCGCGCAGCATGTAATGCTCCAGGTCTAGCTGGCCGTCGCCGTCGCCCTTGAGGTAGCCCTTAGCGATCAGGTCGCTCACGCACTCCCGCGCCCAGTCCGGCACGTCCTGGATGGTCTTGTAAACCGTGTACATATCGTCTTCCTCCTCGATCTTCTCCGGCTTCATAACAGCCTGTTTGAATGCCGCCCACAGCTTCGGGTCAGCCACCATCGGCGCCGGGCAATCCTTGCCGGTCACGTCGTAATGCCGGAGCACCCGGGCACTGGTGATGCCGTACTTCACCATTAAGCTGCGCACGAGCAAGGCGGCGTTGTCGATGCTGCCCTGCCGCACGCGCCCGGCCTTGTCGAGTATGCAGATTTCCACGCCGATGCTGTTCGCATTGCGGCAGGACTTGTGCACATAGCTGCACGCGCCGACGTGCCAGGCGACGTCTTTATCCGGCACGCTCTGCCAAACCTCACGCTCGTCTACAAAGTAATGCGCCGATGCTTCCAGCCCGGCTTCCCGGGCAAAGTAATCCGCGTTGTTCTTCGCGGTGTCGCCCCGGTTGCCCGTGTAGTGGACGACGATAAAGCCGATGTTTGCCACGCTGCGGCTTGCGGCCTTGTAGTTCGATACGTGGGCGGTCTTGGTTTGGACGGTCATTCCTTACCGCCGTCCTTCCGGGTGAAAAAGTATGTAATGATCGCACCGTAACTCGTGCAGTACAGCGCAAGCGCCTCCTGCGGCACCTCTACGCCGCTGAACAGGATGCCGACCATCGCGCCGGTCAGTACCAGCGTGACGATGCTCTTGACATCGATCAGCTTTGCCAGTTTGTCCTTCATTTAATTTAACCCCCTATTTTACCGGCAGTTCGTCCACTGCCGCCATAAGTGTATCAAGGTCGCCGTTCCCGCCCAGGGCGTGGTAAGCATCGTGCATCTTGTGCAGCCTGCGCCGGTCATCAAAGTCCACTTTGTCATCATGGATATAACAGCGGCATAGGTATTGGATGCGGTCAAGCAGTATCACCCGCTGTCCCTCCTGCAGGGCTTTGAACTTGGCATCACCAGTGTCCTTGCGGTTCAGTTTCCACATGATCACATTGTCCAGCACCTTAATGATCGCCGCCCCGCACGCACCGGTCAGCAGAGGCAATAGTAATTCCTGCATTTCCCTCATCCCCCTTTCTTACGGAGTTATCCTATACACAACAATCCGGGAGGTCGTCCCTGTCAAAGCTCCACTTATAGAAATTCTTAATGTAAAGTTTTGATCGAAAAAACCTGAATATTTGGAATTTCCAAATGATATCGTAAGTCTACCATCACAAGACCCGTCATGATTAAGCAACGTAGTTCCTGCATACGCGCCAATCAAATTCCAACCGCTACTGATATCCCCCGCTATACCCAATTGAACTTGATCACCCTCTTTGGGCAACCAATCACTCGGGATCTGTAATTGGAACCCCGCATCACATTCACCGCTATATAAAAAGTAATCAGACGTATTCTTATTCACGATCATCGGGTTAAAGATCGGCATCAAAGCACCTCCTGCACCGTTACATAGACCGTTAGGTCATCTGCCGGTACTGTATTACACTGAAAAGTTAAACTGTCTGCTGCTTGTCCTATGCACTGTACCCCTGCATCGTTATACCCTACACGACTCGCTGATGCGGCCATCGGTAAGATAAGCTGCTTGCTTTCATCTGCCAATACACCAGAAACCGTAACTGTCTGGGCGTTATCAACCCACCCGGCTGCCGGTAACAGTATCGTAAACATCTTTGGGATTGCATGGAGTTCCAAATATTCTTTTGGCACAAGATCGTGAGGGGTCATAGGGGTGCCATCCGCACAAACCGTGCCTGAAAACCATGCGTTACCCTTCCAGTCCAGCGTATGGATATTGGCACGGCTTCCACTGTAGTCACCCGCACCGACTATGTGTGCATATTTCTTTTCAGTATCCTCAAGATTAAACTTGCCTTGGACATGTTGAGAATCCCCACTTGCAATGGTTCCGTTGCCCTCTGCATGGGAGTATTTACCACTCGCTGTAGTATCAAACCCTTCCGCATGTGATCCGCTACCACTTGCTGTAGTGCTTAGCCCTTCTGCATGAGAGTGAGCCCCACTTGCTGTAGTCCCATTTCCTTCTGCGTGTGAATAATCACCAATTGCGTCTGTTTCACAGCCTTCCGCATGTGAGCAGAATCCGCTTGCTTCATTTTTATGATATGCAAGATAATCTTCGTATAAATTGAATACTTCGGCATATTGAGAACCTTTGACTTGCCTACCTGCAAATGTGGGTATAACCATTACGCCATCTTCAACCTGTACATCACTTCTAATAGGCAGGTATTTTAAATCTATTTTATGTATATCGACACTATAATGCGAGATAGTGATTGAATGGGTTGCACCAGTTAATGTAGTGCCAATCTGAAACATATCTTCTACTATAATGAACAAAAACGGTTCTTTTGTATCTTCAAACCCGGTATGAACGATATGCATATTGCCGATTGCAATCTTGCCTTCCACTGTTTTCGCTATACAGAAATACGCATCCCCATCAAATAAAACAAGATACGTTTCGCCCGTAATGAATGTGTTTTCAACCGACCCTGTCGCGGCAAATACTTGCTCATTCCCTTCTGTCGCTACAAAGCTCAAAGAAGGGTTTGAATACTTTACAACCGACTGTGGAGTATCCGTAAAGAATGGCCTGTTCTTTATAAAAGCAGGATTTGATTCATCATTCATCTCCCAATCCGACTGTGTTGCGATCCAATCCACCCCAACAGCACCCGCATCAACCGGGTTGCCCGATATATTGAGGAGCGGCTTAAACAATGCTGTCTTGCCGCTGCCCGTTATCGCATAAAACCCGTTACCGTAAGGTGTAATTGTCCCTGATGTTGGCATTACTGAAATAGATAATTCGTCCCAGGTCACACCGTCATCAGCGGAGTATTTAACATATCCCGGATTCCCATGGAGCAACAAATAACCCTTTCCGTTGTTTGCTACATCGTAGATAAAATGAGTGTTGGGGATGTCAATCGTTTCCCAGGTGTTGAAAGACGTTGCGCCAGTCGATTTAGTACCGCGTGTCACCTTACCTCGGTTATTGCCATCTAGCAGTATGATCGACATGCCATTGGTAGCAACCTTCGTCTCCATTGAAAATCCTACCGGCGGTGACGGCCAAACCGGGTTAAAATTCGTGACACCGGTATCAGAAAAGTACCCATAATATAGAACGCAGCTTTGCACATCCCCTTGCTTAGCCAAAACATACACTACACCGTTATCAATTGCGACGCCCGCATAACTCGGGTTAACCAACCCATTTATTTGTGATACGTTCCACGTATCTTCAACGCCCATACTTACCATGGCAGCGGGGATAATGTTACCACTAACATCTGTGCCGCCCATGCTGGTGGCCACCATGCACTGTGAATCATAGGCTAAGTCACTCCAATAGCCCTTACATGGGAATGGTTTTTCTGTCCATGTGACACCATTATCTTCTGAGACCGCATAAACCTCTGCGCCGTCTGCGAGTGCAATAAAGCTTGTCTTATGCACCCCCAGTTTAGACCAGTATCGGTCTGATGGTAATTGTGTCCGTGTCCAGCTCAGGCCGCCGTCAGTGGAGTATGCGGCATCCCTGCCGGTTGTATCGGTGATCATACTCCCATCATCCGGGATTAGCGCATACCTTCCACATAATGCGGCGAGTGCTTTGCCATTATCCGCAACACCAACCCAATCATACGCAACAACCATCCCCTGCTCTTGCCGGCCTATATTGGGTAATGTCCGATACTCCTGGGGAGACATACTGATTTGCGCGTACTTCGTATTAACTTCCGTGATTGCCGCCTGTTTGGCCTGGTCAGCCTTTTGCTGCGCCCCATCAGGGGTTTCTTTGGAGTCCAAAGCAGACTTGATTTTCCGCCAAAAGTATGTAAGCCCGTCTTTACTTAAAAAGTTCATACCAAGCCCCCTTAAGAAGCTACAATGGTGTCAATTTCCGCATTCGTGATCGATTCGACTTCAAACGCAGCACCGAGGGCGTCCCAGGCTTCACCCGTCCACGCGTAATTCATACCGGTATCTTCAACGTTCCAAACATCGCCAACCGCATTCCCTTCTGCCGGGAGGGCTGCGTAATTGGCTTTACTGCCCTTGTACTTATACATAGACGTGATATCACTTTTCAAAGCATAGGTATCCGCTGAACCGAAACCTGCAAGTTTTACATAATCCGCCTTGCTCATCAACCCGTCAGCTTCCGAAGTTGCCGCGATGTAGGTCGTATCCGTAAACTTTGCATCAGCAGGTACATTGGCGGCAACCGTATGCCCATTGACTTTCTGTGCATCGTCAACCACGCCATCACCGTCTTTGTCATACACGGCCTTCAGCATGTCGCCACCACCGGCATTTGTCACGCTATCATCTACATATTTTTTTGTTGCGGCATGGAGGTCTGCGGTGGGTTCGCCATCAAGGGTGAGTTTGCCGGCCATCGTGCCGCCCGACTTGTCCAGCTTCCCCGCAAGCGCAGCCTTTTCAGCATCGGTGTAATCGTTTGTGGACAACCCCTTGCCTTCCACCTTTGGCACAAACACCGCCTTGATTTTCGTCCAGACATACAGCAAGCCGTCCGCGTCCAAAAACTTTTTGCTCATCGTAGTATTTCCTCCAGCTCAATATTTGTAATTATCTCAACCGATGCCCCGCCGCTTGCGGGCACACCGGTATTGACCCCGCCGATATACCAATAGCCCTCGCGGATTTCTGGTGTCTCCCCCCGTGCGGGTATGCCGCTATCCGTATACATGTCCCCAGACCAAACCAGCCATGTACCTGTATCCCCAATGCAAGGCGGATGCAGGGCAATCGCTTCTGCCTGCTCCTTGATATTGGTTACCCTTGCTTCTATTTGCTCAAACTCAGTAGGTAACGGATCGGGGAAGGCTTCCGATGCATTGATACTATCCCCTACATATAAACAAAACTGGTTTGAGTGCCTTACCTGCTCCCCGTTTATACCACGCAACTGGCACCGGTATAGGCCATCTGTCGCCAACATAGAGCGGGTAAGGGAGACCGATAGCATATTATTATCCCGTATGAGGTCAATAACATTTTTGGCACCGCCTGTCTCTACATCCAGCTTAAATGACCATCCCGGTTCAACATCTACCCCGATCTCGAGATCCCTAGTCCCATGGTCTTGCTCATACGCAATGGTTTTGTCATCGTCCGGCACATAGACAAACCACTCTTTCATGGTAATCATGCTTTTGCCTCCAGTTCAGCAACACGTGCCTTTAGGGTCTCAAGTTCGGTCTCCAGCGCTGTATATTGCGTGCTGAGGGTGGCCGCATCCGCAAGAACCTGATCCAACGCACGGTCAAAATCCTCACCAGAATATTTACTCGTGTAATATGCCATTGTTTCACCTCACACCACAATCTGTCTCCCGTATTTATCAAGGATCATTTTACCGTTTTTGTCTACCAATGCGCCGGATTCGCTCCCGGGTTTTGGCTGCCGGTAGTACAAAATTACACAGCCTGGCGCGCCTTTGCCGCCATCCCCGCCGAGACCGCCGACCGCAGTATCCCCGCAATATGTCCAACCATTAATGGTATCTACCGCCTTGCCGTATCGTTTTGAAATTAGGGCAAGGCCATGGCCGCTGGCTCCGCCGCCGCCATACCCGCCGCGGCCACCATTACCATATACTGATGCTGGATGTGGAATCTTTGTTGCCGATGCGCCGTTCAGGCCTGAGGTGCCCCTAGCCATAACGCTTAGTGTCCTAGTGCCTTGCCCGGAACCGCTAACAGAGCCAACCGAAGTGCCGTCCGACCCGTTTTGACCCGCAGCTGCACCACTGCCAGTATTATACGATGCCAGCGCAGTGGCATAACCATCTGTCAGGCCTGCTGACCCTCCGCCAGAAACAGATTTCCTAACGCGCGTTATGGTGCCACCATCCATCTTGTTTGTACCAGAGCGCCAAGTAACCCCATCTTCATCGGTAACGGAACCGCCTGATGAGACATTTAGTATGTTATCTTCATTTACTGACGATGACACGCCGCCCGAACCCTTCCCGCCTGCAATCCCCGTTAACCCCTTGCACGCATAAAGGTTCCCCGTAAACAAGTCCACATAGCCTGTATCTGAAAATGTCCCGTCTTTAGATGACAGCTTTCCAAAAGTGGTTTCACCACCATCTCCCCCTTCTTGATTCGAGGTACTATATGGTGCCCCTGCACCGCCTGCCCCAATATTTATAGGGAATACTTGCCCTGCGGATACGTCTAAACTGGCCTGCAAGACACGCCCCCCATGCCCTCCCAGGCCGCCACTACCGCCAGATCCACCTATCCCAATTCCATACCCGCTATATTGTGCCGGTGCCATACCAGAGTCTGTAAACGATGCAGTTACTTTTGTGCTGTCGCCGCCCTTTGTACCACATCGCCCCCCTTGCCCTCCACCGATTAGGACTACCCGCACGCTGGTAACGCCCTCCGGAACCTTCCAATCGCTGGATTGATCGACTATTTCACTTCGGTCATAATATTCCGTTTCTCCAATTGTGACAGGGGAGTATCCTAACAACACTTTTTCAGTTGCCCTTAACCTGCCTGACAAATTAATATCTGCGCTTTTAATACACCCGCTTTTTGTCCCTCCATATGGGTGCGCAATACTAACAACATCACCAGGGGATTCCCATTGAGTTACAACATCGTTACTAATTTGCTCTGCACAGGCGTAATATGCCGCCAATCGCTCTGCTACTGCATTCGCATTTGCTAATGAGACCAATGTAGCAGATTCCACTTTCACAATGTTCTCCGCGTTTGCATCTGACACTTTTTTTATAACCGTGCGTGTGCTATGAACGTATTTTTGTCCCGTAAGCGTCCCATTCCCTGTGCTCACAATGGCGTAATTTGCATTGCTTTCAAGAATTGAGAACCCAGTTGCAGTAAGGGTGTGGCAGGGTTCATCGAAAACGATCCTGTCATTGTCTGATGTAGTCCCGTTGAACAGGGTTACTTCCTCGTTGCCTTCCGTATATTGGTGCTCTGTAACAACAACCTGCGTAACTGGCGTATCATACTGGACAGACCCACCCTCAAACATGTGATTGCTGTCGATAACAGATGACTGGCCATCCCACAACCCTTCTACGCGCAGCACACCATTATAATCTACTTTGACCGTTGCACCAATTGCAAAAAGCACCTGCGATAGATTGTCACGGCGGGATGCTATGGGTAACCACCCATATAGTGCAATGTTTTTTAAACTATTTTTAATATTTACCCTATATGGTGTGCAAATTTCTGTAACAGCCTCTTCAACTGTTTGCCCGCTATAAATCCCCCCGTTATGGTCAGTCTGGTCTAGTAGCCCTATCGTAGATGTACATTCAAATTTATATTTGTTTATGGTAAGGCGGGATATGTTCTGCACATAGTAAGTACCTATCTGTATATCGTTATAAAAATATGTAAGCGGGGCATTGCGGGCAAAATGCGTCAAATCATTATCGCTTTGGATTTCAACTTCAAACGTATCAATTTCCAGTGAGTCAGATAATAAAGAACAAGATCGATATAGGTTCCCATTCTTTATATCGTTATGCTCAAATACATTCCCCTCATAAACGATGCGGTTCCCCACGCTATGGCCTCCTTTCCGGCTCCATTGCGGTAAATTTAATCGTAAGCTCACCCCACAGCTTTTCGGCTCCAGACATGCGCTTTAACACATCGGAAGCATTTGATACATAAGCCTCAAATGTCTTGGTGCCCTGTCCGTATGGCACGGTAATGGTATGGCTATCAACTGGTGCTGTGAGTGTCTCATACAGGGCGTCATAATCCCCCGGGGATAGCTGTGATGTACCGAATTTTGCATCGTAGTTGTAGTAAGTACCTATGATGTCACGCACCATCCTGCCGGAAAGCACGCGCCCAGCATTTTCCCCATCCAGCACGGAAGCGCTGCGTTTGAGTTCAATCAGGCTGATGCCGTATGCGCGCCCATCAATTTCAATTATCGCCATTTAGTAAGCGCCCCCTGTTACCAGCTTAACGCCGCGCCGGCGGCTTTCGTTATCCATCTCTGTTTTAAGCGCCCGCGCAAGTTTGCCGTCCGCAATGATACGGATTGTGATTTCGCCACCGGCACTCCCTCCACGCGCGTCCATTGCCCGGCCTACAGCTTCTTCAATGGTAGATATAGGCGCTTCAATATTTGTGCCGCGTTTCTGGTCGCCAAGGACGGCAAGGAACTCGTTATTGGGTGGGATCACCGCACCCGTAGCAAGGCGGGGGATCGGCGCGGATTTCAGGCTGTATGAACTAGGCACGCTTCTACCAGAAGAGGATGCTGTCCCTTGCGCCCTGCTCGTTGCACGGTTAACTGCCCAAATAGCTGCTGCTGCGCCTGCGACGCCTGCCGCAATCGCTCCCGCTACCATCATGGCTCCACCTGCACCTGTAAGAGCGTGTACCGCCACCGCCACTGTAGCTGCTGCAATTGCTAACAGCCCCAATACTGACACTGCTTTTTCAAGGCTACTCATATCCTTCCATGCATTAGCTACCTTAAGTGCTAAATCAACGAGAAGCACAATACCAGCAACCACTAACATTAGTTCAAGTCTCCATTGCGTAAGTGGACTCAAAGACCCACTTAATGAGCTTGCAACTCTCCCTATCCCTTGTGCTAATTTAAAAAGCGCAGGCAAAACACTGCTGATTTTCCATGCAGCGATAAATAGAACTACTAGTTTAGTGACCGTAGTTAACGCAGAAGCATGCTCAGCTAAAAATGATAATATACCGGCTAGGCTGTTAATAAGGGCGGGCAACCCCGTTTCAATGACCCATCCTAGGAATGGCAGCACAATATTTTTCCATATGTCACTTAGTGCTGTACCAATTGCTGACACAATTGTTGAAATTGGCATTAGAATATTACTAATTGAAGAAAGTAGCGGCTCTAGATCTAATCCGGATGCCCACTCTACAGTTGCTTGCACAAGATCATCAACTGTTTTTAGGACTGCATTAATAATTTGCAGGATTGCAGACATAATCGCCTGACCGTTGCCACCGGCATTCCATGCAACCGTAAACCTCTCTGCAAGGTTCCCGACAACCGTTATAAGCCCCGTTGCAATGGATATTAAATGACCAAGGATTGTTTGCCCAAGGCCGCCTTCATTCCAAGCGATAATAAACGCCTGTCCAATAGAAACCACTAATGTGATAATGTTATTTAGCGCGTCCGCAATTGCCTGTATCAGTTGCGTACCCGCATTGTTTGTAGCCCATGCAACAGTGAAGGCGGCTGCAATGGCACCGATGATGCCAAGTATCGTTTGAAGCAAAAGGTGGATATTGTTCAAAACCGTTAGGCCGGTTCCATTCGTCCAAACCGAAGCAAAACTGCGTCCTATTTGCCCAATAAGCGAGAGTATCCCAGATAAGGTGGTTTTTACTGCATCAATCGTTGTTTGCCCTTGCCCCGTCCACGATTGCTTGAACACAGCGCCAATCTCAGCCGCATAACCTTTCCACTCTTCAAATAATCCCTTGATCTTGTCTGCAATACCTTGCGTTGCCTTATCAATCGGTGCTTCTTGAAACATTTCATCAGGGGAAGGTGCCTGTGCGTCCTCCTTCTTCCCAAAGGATAACTGGTTGATCTGATCAAAGGATGCCATTGCCTTGTCCGTTTTCTTTGCGGCTTTTTCCGTGGCATCCCCAAACTGTGTTGCGGCTTTTGTAGCCTGTGTATAGGTAGTGCCGTTACCGAATAAAGCCGCAGAAAACTGTGCCGCGCTATTTGCAGCTTTGGCAAACCAATCCGCAACATTCTCAATCAATGGTGCCAGCCCCTCCAAAACCGGCTTAAATGCTGCTGTTATCGCATTCCGGACAAAAAGAAACGATGTTGCAAGCCGCGACATCGTCTCTTGAAATGAATCACTATATTTTGCAAGGTCAGCAAACCCTTGCTTTACTGCCTCAATACCTTTCCACAACAGCATATTGAATAGCATGAGTTTTAGCATGTTCGCCAGACGTTTCAGGGATTTTGAGAGCGGGTCTGCTGCCCTGGTATTGTCCTTCATAGCACGCGTATGCTTTCGGGTTTCCTTTGTTGCAGTACCTGTGTTTTGTTTAAGCGTCTTAAGGCGTGTTCCCAAAGAGGCAAAAATTTGTTTGGACTTTTCCGCTGCCCCGCTAAGTTTTTCTTCCGAATTGCTGTGTTCCAAAACGTCCTGCGCGGCTTTTTCATGCGCCGCCCCTAACTCTGACGCATACTGTTTTTGATTGGCAAGCCGCTGCTCCAGCCTCTCAGATGCCTGTGCCATCTTACGGTACGCAGCATCCATTTCTAATGATTTCGTGAGTGCTGCATTGAATGCGCCTTCATCCCACTTTAGGCCGATATCCAATTGCGCGGCTTTATCCGCCTTTAACGCATCCATCCTTGCATCCAAAGCGGCGATCTGCCGTTCTGTATTCCTAATGGATGCTGCCGCCTTATCAAATGCAGATTTGGCTCTCTGTTCGATCTTTTGGAGATCCTTTAATACAGCGTCGCTATCTGATGTGATTTTAATTTTAATAGAGCCAGCTTCGTCCATATGCTGCCTCCTCTCTTGTAGGATATGTAAATTAATGCTATACTTACCTCAAAGGAGGGATAGTAATGTTCTGTACAAATTGCGGCACACAGTTTGAAGGAAATTTTTGTCCAAAGTGCGGGCAAGCAGCTGTAATACCTGCTGAGGGATCAGAGACACCTCATCCGGTTTCTGCCGATAGCCACTTATATTATGATAAGCAGGGAGATTTAATCGACCTTGCCGTCATTCTTGGTGCCTATAAAGAGAGAAATCAAATTATCAGTTTTTTTAAGCGCTGCACCAACTATCCCATTGAGGAAATAGGACAAATCGTTGATTATATGTTTGACAACGTTACTCCGCGTGAGTATGGCGCATTAAAAGCTATCGCCATGCGCGACCAAATTGAATCCGCGTTTAAACGTGCCGATCCAAAAGGATATCTCAAAGAGTTATTGTCTGATGACACTGACCGGAGCCAAACAAATGACGGGCGTCAAACAAAACATAGCCGAATCAAGGAAAATCAAAGAAATGGTATCGCCTGTTGCCCCAAATGCGGTTCCACTTCCCTAACAGCAAATAAAAAAGGGTTCGGTATCGGAAAAGCTGTTGTTGGTGCTGCCGCTGCTGGACCGTTAGGCCTTGTTGCTGGAAATTTAGGCGCAAAAAAAGTTTGGGTCACCTGCCTCAACTGCGGCCATCGCTGGAAGATGTAATTTGTGCAACAAACGCATTTTCCGCTGCACGCTGCTCCGCATCCTTCTCCTCGGGTAGCGACAGGATATCTTCCATCCGGTAATATGTCATGCGTTCCTCTTTGGTGAGTTTGCCATCCTGCTTCCGTCTGCGGAGGTAGAGCATTTGCTGGAAGAAACAGTCCTCCCGCAGGTCAAGGAACAAATAACAGAATTTCCACCAATGCAAATACCCGGTTTCCTCCAGGTCAATCCCATGCGTCTGGCGGATCGCCGAGTAGATATACTTTGCGTCCTTGCCAAAGCTGTACAGCCTCCCGCCTCGAGTATCGTTGGCCTCACCTTCCGGGGATTCCCCACAATTTAAAAATAATACCGCCAGCTCGCACGCTTTGTGCAAGTCTGGCGGTATTTCTTTGTAAAGCAAATGAAGCATTACAAGCTGCTTATCTATACTCGTAAGCCCTGTATCCTCAAATGCCAACATGATCTGTACGCCGACCCGGAAGTCGGTGTTTAATTCATACTCGACCCCATCAATTTCCGCAGTAGTCGGGAACCGGTCTACAAGGGTGTTCATTTTAACGACCTACGTTGCGCACGGTTCGTATACTTCTTAATGCGTTCATTTTGCGCCGCCTCCAGGCTGATGCCAACTTCTTCAAGAAACTCACTAATTGCATCAAAAGAACGGGACTGCCCAAAGACCATCTGGCTTACCCCCGCGCCAAACACTTCGTCGATCTTAACCATAACGTCCTCGCAAATGTCCCTTGCAAGTTTCATGATCTCACGTGCGTTCTTTGGAATGCCATATTCATCAGTCTCTTTATTGGCGTCCAGTGCCGCGCCTCGCGCTTCATATTCCGCCTGCCTGTCTTTGAAATACGAGATAATATCATATACCCGTTCAGCAAACACTACATCGGAAGGGTCTAAGTGCAGTTCCCCAACATGTTCGCCATCCCGTTCTACTGGGATTAAAACACCTGTATTGATTTTCATTGCTTATACCTCCCCGCCCACGGGCTGTGACGTTGCCGCAGTAAATGTTACCTTGCCATCCGTGATTGTGGCCGTGCCATAGGTTCGGCTGCCCGTCCAATGGATGTTGTAGGGGATCGACAAACCCTTGGTATCGCCGCCGTAACTCTGGACTTCAATAATGCAGTCTTGTGCCCACGCGTCATAAGTTGCATCCGCATTTGAAAAGATATTGACGCACAGGAACTTGCGTTCAACATCGGAAAGCGTTTTGCGGTACTTTACAATATCATACAGGATTGCAAACAGCTTGCTTTCCTTGCGGGCGCGGTAAGGTTCGACCGAGGTCTGCTCCTCATATTTGTCGAGCGTCGTAGTGGTTACGCCTGTAATATCCGCCGTTGTTTCCACGTTGGCATTCATTTCAATGGACAGGTCTTCAATTTTGTCGCCCTGTAACTCCCACTCCGGCGCGACAGCCCCCGAAGCGGACACATCCGCAAACAGCTTAAATTCTTCTCTTTTTACATAACCAGTACCAGTAATTTTAGGATCAGGCATATCAATTGCTCCTTTTCGTCAACGTTATTTGTAATTGCACCTGGTATAGCCCCAGGCCGTCATTATCAACATCCATCAGCATCACATTGGACGCCCCTATGGCCTCCGCCTCATAGTCTCCGGGCAGCTCCGGCAAATCACCATTGTCAGACCGCATTTCAATCCATTCCGTAAGGCTTTCAAGGAAATCATAATTCTGTTTCCGGTCTGCTTCATCCTGTATGCACTCCTTTGCCCAAAAAACATAATTGTTTTGATATATACGGGCGCCGGTTACGTCTTTTGCCGTTTTACCGTTGCCCGACGGGGCAATGGCATAGCTGGAGGGTTTCCCCGTGGTATTATCCGTCAAAGGCTGCAGCTGCATGTCCGGGTACTGAGAAAGCCACCCCTGTACCGCCGTAAGTATACTCATCCCGCACCCCCAATCACCTTAGCCATGCTTTGCAGGATATCGTCCTTGTGTTCAACCCACATGCGTTTATCCCAAAACGCCCCTGCTTGCGGGTTTTTAGTTTTGTCATACAGCAGGTCTCGGTTCGTGACACGTTTGGGTTCATCCTTTTTTGCCCACGGGCTGCCGCTCTCTATGCCCACCATAACCTTCCCATAATACAGGAACTTCGCATACGGGCCGCCATACACAATACCATCCGGCACCAAAAAACGGTTCTTCATCTGCAGGCCAGAACGGGCTGGCAAATAGGCGGACATATAGCGGTCGCACTCCTGGACAAAAAACTGCTGTACCTTGCCCCCGTCGTCCAGCCCTTTAAGTTTTAGCACAGCATGTGCATCAATGTTATGTACCATATGGATATCCATACTATTTACCCGTCACCTCCCAGTGCGGAAGGCTTCCAAAATCGAACTTATCCGCAGCGGATACAATTACCGCCCCAACCGCCAACAGGTCTTTTGCCGTCTTTGGTTCGAGGCTTATATTGCCCTTTGCCATAAAGTCTTGAGGCCGCACAACAAAGCTTCCCGGCGTACTTTCAAACGGGATGGTAACAAAAATGCCATTATCCGCCGAAACACCGTTTTTGCGCAACTGCACGCCCCTGCTTTCTTCCCACAGGACGCCATCAATGACTACACGGGTATATGTTTCATCGTCTGCCCTGTTCCATAGCGTGATGGTATGCGGTAGCATCATACATCCACCCCGCTATACAGCAATCCGGTATCCCCTAAATAAGCGTCTACCGCCGCGTACATGCGCTGTGTGGGCGTTTTCGGGCTTGCCGCAAAAGTCCTTGACCATTTGCCTACCGTTTCGCTGACGACCTCACCGCCCGCCTCTTGGCGGTATAACTCATCCACTACCGCACAGCATGCGTCTTTGACCTTGCCGCTCCATGCATCGGCCACTCTGGAAGCCCGGCCAAATGTAACACGGTCTAAATAACCGGAAGCTTTCCTGGATAGGCGGTCAAAATCTGTTTCCGAAATTGCCCCCCGGAAAACAGCCCTGTAATAGCTATAATCCGCATATACCATCACGCCGCCCTCCTGTCAGCCTTCCTTTTTGTCCCCTTCGGGCGGTTTTGCACTGCCCAGCTTCTTGTCCTTTTCCTCGGGAACCTTGCCCGCCGTTTTCTCAGCAGGGAATGTCAAGCCAACGGTCTTTCCCATTCCATCCACCTTCTTACGCCTTGTGGTGCAGGTAAATGCCCGCAACCTTGTTCTGGTAAGCGTCTGCAATACCGACATTGCGGTAACCGAACTTGTAGGCGTCGCCCGACTGGTTCACGCCCGGATCGATAATCTTCGGCGCGACATGCTTCTGGAACTGGATGACGGCGGGCTTGTGGATGACCATAAAATTGATCTCCTTGCCGCCCGTTGCCACCGCATAACCACCGGCTTCCTCGCCGGAGGTCTTGCCATCCTTCTGCTCAATCGCCGTATAGAAACGGGTCTGCGGCACGTCCCGAATCATGGCAAAGCGCTGGAACACCTCGCGGCTCTTGGTCGTGTCCATATCCTGCACCAAGCCGTGCAGCGTGGGTGTAATGTACAGGTACCGCTGGTCAATCGGCACCTCAGCTTCATCCATCTGCGTAATGGCGGTACGCAGGGCTGCAATGACCGCAGCGCCATCCGCAAGCGCGCCGGACGTGCTGGTAATACCGGTTTTCCCTGCGTAACTCGCAAAGCGGAATGCGTCCAGCTCCGGCACAACCTTCGTGCGGATAAACTCGCCGGCCAGCCTGCCGAACGCAATGCCCGCAGTCTCCAGATCGTCCATCGTGTCCACGGTGAACATGCGGCCACGGTCGAAATTGCACTTGACCGTTTCATTCTTGAGGGTGACGTCGCCATCCACGTAACCGCCGTTACGGCTATAGTCGCCAAGCCCCTGCATGTCAAGCATCGGGATCACAAGTTCGTTTGCATTCGCGCCCTGCGTAACCAGCTCGGGCGCACCGTCCAGGTCGGACGTGAGGGATGCAAGCTTATAAACTTCATCAAGCAGCGGCACATAGGCCTTTGCCAGTTCAATTGTATTTGCCATAGGTATTTACTCCTTTTCCGTTGCCGGCAGCCCGAACGCCGCGCGCAGCGCCGCACCGGGGCTTGCCGTATTGCCGCCACTCGTCTTACCAACGACACGCGGGGCGGGTTCGCTGCCGTCTGGTTCAAATGCGTTTGGGTCGTCGGCCTGGTACGCTTTGACAAAATCCTCAAGGCCGAGCAGCTTGCCGTCCTGTACAGGAAGCTTCTTCGCCGTTAGGTCGGCCACAAAAGCCTTGCGTGCGCTCTCGCTGCTGAACTTTAGCCCAGAAGCCGCTTCCTTCACAGAAAAGCCATATTCCTTGGCCGCAAGCTGATCCTTGAGTGTCTGCATGTCGGTGTTGTACTTGCTTTCCCACTCGTTGGCCTTGGCCTTGATACCGTCGATATCCAGCTTTTCAAAGCCCTTGATCGCCTCGTTGGCCTCGCCGAGCTGGGTCTTGAGCGTGTCACGTTCCGTGGTGAGCGCAGAGACCTGGTTGTCAAGTGCCGTCTTGGCCTTGCCGTGCTCCGCCATGATCGCCTCGATCGCTTCCTTTGTCAGCTTCGCGCCGCCGCCAAGATCAAGCCCTTCTAAAAATTCGCGTTTCATCCTATGTCCTTTCCCCCGCTACGCTATTTTTGCCCGGGGTTGCGACCCCCGCGCGGGTGTGCCCGTTGCGCCCGGCACGCGGCGAAAATGGGTATAAAAAAGCACCGTACCTTTCGATACGATGCAGATTTATTGAATTGTTTGGTTTTAACCTGTAAATTGAAGATGAATGGAATCCAACACATCTTCCAACGGCATCCCGTCAATCCGGTATCCTTGCAACAAGGCGGCGGCATCCGGGAACGTAGCGTCGTTATCCACACCTTGTGCGCCTATTGTAATGCCATCATCCGTCCAAGGTAGGATCGTATACATCATGCCATTGTAAGAAAATTCAATATCCGATCCGGCTTCAATTAAGCTAATCAGTTTTTGGCGCATGATAATTCTCCCCTTCCTTGATAATATCTGCGTTTAATTCCAGATCCCTTTTACTCAGGGCTTCCGGCTTGCCGCGAGAGTTCTTTTTTGCATGGTCATATAGATGTTTGTGCGCCCCGGTCGGATGGTACTTCGGTTTCCCGTGGTCATCTGTATCGTAGTCAAGAATAGGCTTGCCGTCATAGCCATACACCCGCCGCTGCTTAACAGTCCCATCCATACGCCTCAGGTCAACAACCGTGTTGATTGCACCTGTTAGCGGCAATGATGAAACCCCTTTCCCAAGGGTAATACTTGTTGCGTTTTCAAGCATCCGCACGTACTGGGCGGATGTATATCCGCTTGTTTTCCCTATTATATCATTTTTGAGTACCGCATTCAAATGCGCTTTGCCCGCTGCAACAACAGCGCTGGCCTGCTCGGGTTTCTTTCTCCCGAACCCGGCAACCTGCGCCCGTTCGCGTTGGGTGCGCAGCCCCGCCGCCTTTGAAAAGCGGCTATATTCTTCATTCAGGCGTGCCAGCCTGATTTGCGCCGTTAAACGGCGGTCTTTATCGCCTGTAGCATCCGCAAGCTGTATACGCCTTTTCTGCGCCCGTATCTCCCGCTCAATCTTGCGCTGTTGCTGTGTGGCCTCGTACATCGAGTAGTGACGGCCTTCGTAGTCAATGCCACTCGCATTATCCTCCTGGAATTGCCGCAGCTGTTGTTCGCTGTACATCGGCTTGCTTACACCCAATATGATCGGAAAAGCCGCATGTCCACAATTCAGCGTCCCGATCCGGCGGGCAAGGCTATTATTGAGGGCTTTATATTGTGCATCCGTATATTGCCTACCCTGTATGGGTTCATGGTCGGGTGCGGACGCTGCGTGTGCGGATATCTCCCATCCATTGGCTCCAAGGCTGTCGTGGTTATGCTGGCTTATCTGCTCCTGCATTAGCCCCATGCCACCCATGATATTCCGCCGGATTGCCGCCTCCATACTGGTATGCGTGCCGCTCTCATAGTCGATTACACGGATACCGTATTTAGCCAGATTAGCAGTTGCCTGGCGGATAGCAGACGTATAATCCGTCGCGCCAGTAAATACCTGTTTGAAAGCAAAGTCTGTAGCGCTGCGGTATACGTCCCGCAACGGCAAAGCCCTTCCGTATGGGTCGACCATGCCAAGGGTTTGCGTCAAGTTCGTTAAATCGTCCTGCGCCAGTTCAACCGCCGTTTGGGCTAGTTGCTGCATTACCGGATTGCGCTCAAATGGTAGCGCCTGTACATACGGGAGGTTGCGTATATCAAAATTATATCCGACCTCAGCCGCCTGTGTAAGCAGCTTGCGGAGTTCCTTGTGCGATACCTTGAGTTGTTGCCGCAAGTGCTTTTTAACGGCTCGTTGGGATATGCCAAGCTGCTGCGCCTGCCACATCTGATAAGCTGCAGTGCTGGTAAGCTGCCCGGCCTCCTGAATGCGCCGCCCTATGTCCTGGATTAAAAAGTCTATGATAGGGGCTACAATTTGTTCCGACTTGTCACGTAAGAAATTGATTTGCTCTGGCAGGAGCATTATTCCCCACCGCCCACTATTGCTTCCATATCCGGCATATACCTTTCCCGTATGGACTGCAGGTCTTCCGGGGTTTCATGTGGAAGGCCGAAATACCATGCTATGACCAGTTCAGGCCGCAATGCGCCAGCGGCACAAAGCTGCATACGCTGTGCGAACTCCTTGTCGCTGTCGGTTACGATGCTGTCATCCCATGTGTACGACGTTTCATATTTGCCCGCCGGTGCCAGCCTTGCGACCGTCGCCCAAACGTCCATTGCATAGGTCAGGTCGTCCAACGCTACCTGCAATGCCGCCTGCAGCGAGGACACCGTGGAATACGACCGCTGTTTGCTGGTCTTGACCTCTTCGGCTGTCTTTTCCACCGTCTGCGGGTCTGATAACGTGCCATAGGCAAGCCCACACTGAAATTCAATGCGCCGTAGGATGTCCTGGAAGCCCTTATACAGCGGGTCTTCGCGGATTTGCGGGGAAAACACATTGTAAAGCGGCTTGTCGTCGCCGCCGATATCCAGCGCCCGGAAAAACCGCCTGTAGCCCTTCGGGATGTCCGGCCTGCCGGTATTAGTGTCTATCCGGAACGCACGGGACGAAACGTCTACTGCAAGTTCTGACGCCCGGAACTCCCAGATTAGCCGCTCCCACTGCTCGTCGGCCTGCTGGAAGAGTGGCACCGCGCGCGCATAGACCGAAACGCCCAGCGGGCTTCCCCGGTCGATGTTGTTCGCCAAAGGCACACGGAAGTAGCCGAACAACGGCTTCTTGATATTCGCAAGCGTTACCTCCTCGTCGAGTTCCGACCATGCGGGTACCGAACCGAGCGGGACAGGCACGCCGAGCGACGCGGGGGTATTGGACATATACGCCGTATTGCGTATCGTGTATATCCCGTCCGTGCCCAGGCTGTGCGTTTCAAAGCGTGTGTAATACTGCTTTCCCCTTGTGAACTGGTCGACGAATACGCCGCCCGTGACATGGCCGGTGCCGTCGAACCCCGTCGGGAAAAAGCGGTCTGCGGGCGTGCAGTCAATCGCCAGCCCTTCCCCGGCGGGATATGGTTTAAACGCCATACCACCTAGCGCACAGCCCTGCTCGACCTTCGCCTGCAGCATCGCGATAAACGGCGCGCGCTGGCTGTCCAGCCAATCCGCACGCGCGCTCCCGCTGACCTGGGTCTTAAGCTCCAGCGTCGTAAGCCGCGCCAGTTCGCCAGCCACCGCAGCCGGCAGCCCAAGGGGGATCACCGTATCGGATTTCCACGGCGGCTCATTGCGGTACAGCTTTTCCCACAAGCCGATTTCGTCCGCCATTTCCGGGCTGACCGCGACGTCAAGCCCCACCGCCTGTTTGATATCCAGCTTTTGCAACACCCTTGTCAACACCTGCCTTATCCAAACCATAAACCTTTGTATCATACTTACCACCTATAGACGCCGCGCAGGATGGACATGCAGAAATACCGCATATCGTCCATTGCATGGTCGTTCTCTTTGATGACTTTATCCTCGCCCGCCTTATCATCCCAGGCGTACGCGCCGAACTCGCGGATAATGTCCGCGCACCCTTCCATCACCTGCACGCGCCCGGAGGCCAGCAAGCGCGCCGTATGGCGGATGCCATCCAGCACGCTGTTATTCGCTTTCTGCACGCGGTACCGGCCATGCCTCCGGACGGTTTCAATGAACGACGCCGCCGAGGGGTCGGCCACGATGTCCTGGATCACCCGGTCACCCGCAAGCTTTTCCAGCGCGGCGTAATATTCCTCGTCGGTCTTCTGCCGCTTTTCCTTGCGCCCATCGTAGTAATATTCGGCCACGCGAACCGCCCGTTCTGGTGTCACACACCACAGCCCCGCCGAAAACGGGTTCATAGTGCCATAGTCCACTGAGATATACCACAGCCCACTGTCCGGCAGCTCGTGGGCAATGTGCTGATCCGCGTTGAATGCCGGATAGACAAGCCCCTCCGCACGCACCCAGCGCCCCTGCACAAAGCGGTCATAGTAGACCGTGCCGCCATAGTCACGCCTGATCTCGGCGGCGACACGCGGGTCGAGGAAAGGGTTGTCGTCCAGCGTGTAACTCTGCCTGTAGATGTCGCTGCCGCCCTTGAGGAAGTCCAGAAACCAGTGTGTGGGCGCATCCGGGTTGCACGTCCCGTCAAAGGTACTGTTCGGATACGACAAACGGCTCTTGAGCATGGAGAATACATCCTCGTGCCAAGTCGTCACCTCATCGCCATAACAATACTCGATGCCCGCGCCCTGGATTTTGGACACCTGATTGACCTTATCCGCACCCAGCACATAGGCCGTCTTGCCGAAAAGCTGCACGGTGTTGTCGCTGATCGTCGAGCCGACAAGGCGCTCCGTCCATATCTCACGCATGGGGTCAAGCAGGTTGCGGCGCAGCGTACCTTGCGTGTTGCCCAGCAGCACGATTAACCCACCGTTATGGCAAGCCCGGATGCGTCGCGGGATCATGTAATAATCCAGGTAGGTCTTGCCCGAACGCGTCGCACCCTCCTTGACATTCCAGCGGTGCGTCGCGTGCGTCCAGTATTCCTTTTGTTTAGGGCTGAGCTGCACGGTCGATACCCTCCAGAATCTTATCCAGCTTTTCCAGCGCGTCATTGTCCGCGCCCTTCTCAAACATGCCTAGATGCTTACCGCACAGTTCCAGCGCTTTCAGCTTGTCACACAGCTTCACTTCACGCTCTATTGCGGTATCGACCACCGGCGCGCCGCTGTCGTCCACGCCCTTATGCGGCACGTACTTGACCCGCATCCCGGCGATCGCGGCGATGTCATCTTCCCCCGCGCCTTCCCTCACCTCAGCTGTCTGGAAGTCTATCACATTCCGCGGGTTTACAAAGGCCAGGCGGCCAAGTTCCCGCAACACCCGGTCTGCATTGATACCTACACGTTTTGACCTTTCAGCCATGGCTTTATCGACGCGCGCGCGGATTTCCGGTTTCTTCATCAGTTCATGGCCGATATTCCCGGCGCTGTCCGGAGAGTACCCCGCCCGGATCGCCGCCTGTGTCATATTTAGGTCAATGAGGTATTCCTCAATAAACCGTAATTGTTTCTTGGTGATATCCCCCACCACCTTTCTGCATAATAAAACCGCCCACGGAATCCGCAGACGGTTAAAAACATTTATAATTTTCTGAACTTTTCCCCGAATGCCCGTTGACACGTACGTGTACAAATGCTATAATAAGAACATAGAAAGGAGGTAAGCGAATGGGACGAAAAAAAGCCCAAAAGCAACGGAAGAAGCGTTTGAAAGAACTCCTCGAATGGTTGGCACTCATTACCGGAATTGTTTCAGCGATCTACACAATGCTTAAGGGCTAAGGGAGCGGGGAGGGAAACCTCCCCTACTCTTAAACAGTATACCCTATTCGCATTCATATGGTCAAGTATATTAAGTCCGTCGCGCTGCTCTGTATCTTTCTATCCAATCTTGCGTTATCCGTAAAAAACGGCTTTAACGCGCTGGCCGTTATTGCAATGTTACTTTCCGTAGTTGTGCTGATATGGGATATTATCGAGGGGGTTCAGTATGGACGGAAAAAGTAAATACGCCCGGCAGGCCGCATACAACCGCAAGACGTATGTCCGCTTCCCCCTTGACCTGAAACCCGATGTGCTGGAAGCATTCAAGGCCAAATGCGCTGCCAACGGCACCACACCTACAACTGAAATCAAGCGATTTATCGCGGAATACTGCAAAGACGAGGCCGGGGAATAATCCCCGGCTTTTTTTATTGCACAAATCCTGCAATCCATCATCCGATTGCACAAATGATGCAAATGAAAAGACAGCCCCTCACGAGACTGCCTAATCGAAAAACATATTCTAACGTACCGCCGGACTACTACCCCGGCTCTGGTGACCAGCGCGGCTCTTGCACCTGCCGCCGGCCATGTACCCCTTTCGGGGTATGCGCAGGTTTACGGCTTACCTGCAAGCCCGTTCCACCCTTCGCCCTCATGCAGGCAACCGGGTGATATCCGCCCCGAAGGGCGGTATAGAAAGGAGGGGATGGATCGGCGTTTGAGTTCACCCCTTCGGGGCTTTGCTCAATATCATAATAGCACATGTCTATGTATTATTTTTTATTCACCTTTACAATCTGCTCAATTGTTCGTAACGCTTTCGGATGCTTTTTTTGCACCGTATCAGAATAGCTATAATGAATCGCCACCGCCACCTGTTCCCACGTCTTGCTGTTGATGTAATACTCGATCAACAGGGTTGCAAGGGTGGAATCCTGTACCCCTCGGATCACATGCAGTATTTCCGCGCGTATCCGGTTCAGCTCGTCGATCTGCCGGTCAATTTCCTCGCACAGCTCTATGTAGGCGGCGTTCTTCTCGTCCGGCGCTGCCTTCCCTCCGGATATTACGCAAACCTCACGCGGGCGCGCTGTGGTCGATACAGCACGGTCATAGGCACGCTGCTTGCTGCCTTGCAGCGCTATGATCCGCTCTTCCTGTTTGCGTGCCCGCATCAGCCATTCTTTCGCGGTCATGTGCCATCCTCCATCCCCAACAGCTTCCGTGCAACCTTTGACCCCCTCAAATCATCTACCCATTCCAGGGCTACCAGGAAGGCCAGGTTGCAAAGCACGTGCCACAGGTGCGGCAGGCCGCTTTCTTCGTCTAGCCGTTCGCCGTCCAGGTATTTCAGCCAGTGTCGGTAACAAGCGTCCCGATAGCGCTGCGGCTCCACCTTGCGCCAGTTTTTCGGGTCGTGATATTTCTGTGCCCCGTATTCACGGACAGCCGTCAGCGCCCAGATAGCTTGCAATGGGATCAGCGTTGGGCGGGGCTTGCCTTGGTCGTTCTTCGCCTGTGCTGGCTTGTGGCTATCCATTATCATCCCTCCCCCGGCTCCTGGCCGGATGTCATATCTTCATTTTGCATTTGCAATTCTCATTGATATACTCGACGACCTCCCGGTATCCAAGCCCGCCCTGCTCCAAGCCCCGCAAAGCGAAATCTATCGTCTGCGGCTCCATCCCCTTAAGGCGCTCCAACCGTTCCGGGTCGAACTGGCACCCAAACAGGCACAGCTTACAGCCTGTCCGCTGCTCACCGCTAAACTTTAGCGTACCGTCCGCTTGCCGCACCAGGTCGCCATACATTGGCGCTGTCGGCAGCTTATACCTGTCGATATACCAAAGCACGTCCTGTTCCAGCCAGAAGCCCATTGGTTTTGATTTCACGTGGTTGCCCTTGAAGGCATTGCAGCCCGTTTTCAAATACGACTGTTTACGCGTCTCGCTGTCGGAAGCCATTTCGGCGATCACAGGGCTGAGGCCGAGTTCACGTTCGATTATTTTGATCGGTGCCTTTTTGAGGATATCGCAGCATTTTTCCGACACCTTGAACGGGGCTGTGATCAGCGGCCTCCACTTTAGCGCCAGCTTGTTGTACGTTGAAACCTTGTTGTCGCTCTTAATCCCCGTCAGGTCGAGTACGATCGTATCCGGCGCGCCCATCGCGCGGAGCATATTGGCCGACTGTATCCCATCTTTCAGGCGGCCTTTGATATCATCCCATTGCACGCCGGATTCCTGCAGCCATGACCGTACCTCGCGCACCTTCCGGGCGGTCTTTTTGCTGGCAACCGGATACCCCTCCGTGCGCAGCACGTCGTAATAGGTCTGCTCTCCACGCACAACATGCAGGTCAATACCGATCCCGTGTTTCTGCCCGATATAGGCGCAATACTGCCGGACGAATACCTCCATGCCGCTAAACTCATTGCTTGTATTGGCGTAGACGACCGTCAGCGGGATATCCCCATGATCCTTACGGTTCTTAGACCAAACCCGCGCCGTGATATCGAGCAGTACAGTGCTGTCCTTCCCGCCCGAAAAGGATACGGCGATTTTATAGCCTGTTTTCAAACACGCCTGGTAGATTTTCGATACCGAAAGATGGTGTTTAAACTCCGGGCTGTATCCCTGCATCTCTTTTAATTTTTCAGCTGTTACCATAGTTCCCTCCCACGTCTGAGAGGCGAGCGCTCATTATACCGGTGCCTCTATGGTTTGTTGGTTCCCCGGATAGCGCCGGGGATTATTTGTCTGCTAAATCCGCTTTTGCCTATGAATGGGTGAGTGCGTTCATAATAGCATTGGCAAGCGCAGCCTCGCCATCTGTCACACCGTAGAAGCCAACCGACGGGTCATGTATCCAGTCCACAAAGCAGCCGTGTAGGAAATCCACCATGCACAGCCCCATATCCGGAAGCGCGGGACAATCTGTGCTGCACGGCCAACCTTTCGCACTATGGGGGCAATCTCCATAATCGATTGGCAACAATTCACAGGCATCGCGATATGCCGGTTTATGCTTCGGTCTGCTCATTCGTCACACCCCATCCCGCAGCATCCGCACGCGGTCTTCCGCAAAGAACAGCCCGTCCCGGGTCAGCCCAAAGCATTCCCGCAGTTGCCGCCCGTCCGTGTGCGTATACTCCACTATGCAGAACCGCCCGCGCGGGTGTATCCACGTGACC